TTACAACTTATGAAAACTGGATCTAATTATGAAGGTGTAAGAGAATCTATAGCTAGAGGTGATGATACACTAAATTACTTTGATTCATTAGGTAAATATGCTGAGAAAGAAAATTATACAGAATTTTTAAAAGATGTATATATTACAAAAATTTTAGATTTCATGAATCCAAGAGATGATACAGGTAAATTAATTTTTCCTAGTAAGAAACCCATGAAATCTCAGATGAATAACCTAAAATAAAAAGGGGAGCCATAAAGACTCCCCCACACAGGCAACAACAAGACACTTAGAGTTTTACTCTAGGTGTCTTTTTTTTTGGGCTTTACGATAAAGATCTCTATCACCCCATCGTTTAGTCCAAATCCAGCTACTTAATGATACAATATAACCCTCTAATTTACACATTATAGGATTATGCCAAAAGTAATATCTTAATTTATTTTTCATTTTATTTTAGGTACACCTAGTAGAGGTCTGCCATCAAATTTATTTGTATCAGCAAAAGGACCATTAACATGATTATAATGTAAAAATACTTGACCACAAGTATTTCCTTTAAATGGTTCTCTCCAATGCTCTAATTCACATCCACTATATACTAGCATATCTCCTATATCAAGCATGACTTCTGTATCCTCTACAAATATAGACCATTTATCTCCACCTAAATGAATGGTAGTAGATATTTCACAACTTGGTCTATCTTTATGTTTATGCAATATGTCTCCATGTTTGTATATTCTAGCATATGAATATGTAGGAATTAATTTTAAACCTGTTTCTTGTTGCATCCTAGGTAATACTTTCATTAATAATGTTTCCATAACAGGATCAGCATAATGTGAATATGTATTTGGAATTTGTTGATCACGCCAAGTACCTAATAATCCATTATCATAAGTAATATTATTTTTATACATAAAAAATACTGCATCTCGTTTAAGAAGAAAGTAGTTAAATATAAAATTAGCTAACTCGTAGCTAACTGCATTTTTTATTATTTGATATTTATTGAAAGCCATTTTGTATAAAATTAAAACTTACTGATATTCTTATATCAGTTGATGTATTTTCTTCAACTGAATGCCATAACCACGAAGGGAACATTATAATTCTACCAGGTATGGGATCAATATATGCTTCTCTCCATAAATCTTTACCAGGATTACCTGGTTTTCTTATTGGCATACTATGTTGTACACCAGGTCTAGGATCATATATTTTAAGTCTACCACATTTTGGTTGAGATCTTACATAGTAGACTCCACTAAATAAAGCATTAGGATGTATATGTGGATGATTCATACTACCAGGTGGATTTATATTAGCCCACATATTTCCTATTTTTGCATACCTATCTAAATGTTCTTCTTCATATATTTCGTGTTGCATTCTCATTAACTCTGTAACTAACTGCTGATATTCTGGTTTATTAGCCATGTCTGTTGTTGAATGCCAACCTTTGTAATTTGTTTTTTCAACACCTTTATCTTGTTTAGACCAATTAAGAATATCTGTTATTAACTGATTGTTGTTTAATTTTACATCTTTAGCATATATAATTGTAGGAAAAAATTTTTCTTTAATCATCTAAATGGTTTACCTCCAAACCAAACAACAAGAGATTGTCTTACACCCCTTGTTACTGGTTGTACTCTATGGTTTATAAAAGATGCAAAACATATTGCATGACCTTGTTTTAGTTCTCCAAAAGTACCTGGTGACATTAATTCTAAATGCCCTCCTTCAAATTCTGAAGGATCATTTAATAATAATGTCATTGATATTTTTCTAACAGGTGGTTCATGTTGCATATTAATATCACAATCCATATGCCAATCATAAAATCCTCCTTTAGGATATTCTGTAAATTGTGCATTTTCTGTTATTTGAATATCATCAAAACCAAAATGATTACGATTTGATTTTTGAATAAATTTATATAGGTCTCTATACATAGGTTCCATTTCTTTAAATGGTATCCATGATATTGTTGTAACTCTTTTCTTTGTATCTGTTCCGCCTCCAGGTTTATTCATACCAACTTGTGCTGTTTGTGGTGGTTGTCTTCTACCACATTCAATAATCTGTCTACACTGATCTGGTGTAAACAATGGAGTTGTTGTTTCTATAATCCAACTTTTCCACTTTGGTTCTGTAATAATTATATTTTCATACATTAACTTACTCCTCTATTATTTATTGGATCATACTCTACATCCATATTACAAGCTAAAGTTCTTCGAAAACCATTACCATTAAATGGATACACACAATGCCTCATGTCATATGGAAATACATAGAAATCTCTTTCTTCCATTGTAGGTCCATAATCTATATGTGCAAACTGACCAGATGATGAACCTAATATTTGTAATTGCCCATTCATAGGCTTATCAGATGCTGAATATTCAACACCAGTTTGTTTAGGTAATTTTAAAATCATAACACTTGATAAACCAGTATACAATGTTCCTTGATGTATATGAACTGGATTATATTCATGTTCTTTCATTTCATTTATCCATATAGAATTTATATGAGTTTTAAAATCTTTTATCTTATTCCATTTTAAATAATGAATCATCACCATTTCAAACCATTGTAATACATTATTGGGTAATGTATTATGTGGTTTCATTTTGTTATTAGGAGCACCATTAAAAAATAATGAGTGTTCATTTACAATTTTACCTACTAACTGTGGGTTAGCTTTAGGTAGTTTATGTTTATTTATTTCATAAACATGATTAATAATATTATACACATCCATAGGAACTTTATATTTAAGAACTGATTGTCCTAAAAATATAAAATTAAATTCTAACTTACTCGGGTTTTGCTCCAAGTTCGTGTGTAAGTTTATTTGTTTTAGTTTGTTCCAATTGCCCATTTTCTCTTTTTATTCTTTCAATAGATTGTAGTTGACCTAATACATTAAATACCTCTGGTTGACTAGATCCCTCAGTTAATGTTTCAGCTTTATTTTTCATTGTTAAGTGATAAGAATGTAATTGATGAGTATTAACATTTTTAGTATCAAATGAACCATCATCAAATTTCTTTTTAAATTTAGACCACAATTTTATTTCTCTCATTCTATCTCTTGCTACTAATTCCATAGATGCTTTGTTATACATTTTTTCATCTATATCAATCTGTATTAATTCTTTTTTTAATACATCATTTTCATTACGTAGTTTTTCTTGTAATCTTTTTATTTTAACTTCAGTTCTTCTATAATCAAAAGATAATGACATTAAATTTTCTAAAAATACATTTTGTTCTCTAACACACTGCCAATACTTTGCAGCTTTAGTAGGATATTTTGCATCATTTAACACAGAAAAAGACATTTCTGTTTCTGTTCTAAACATTTGTTTTTTAGTCCATGTATCTCTAAGTTCTTCTGTCATCTCTTTAAATATAGATACATCTTCTGGCTCTAATAAACTATTAAGATTGGGAGCCTCCTTTTCAATTAGTTCTTTAATATTTCTTTTTTCTTTATTCATTCTATACCTTTTGTATTAATTGTTTTATATCATCTTGTAGCTTACTACCAACAGAATTTGCATGATTTATTATTGCAGCACATAGATTAGCATGGTAGGGTAAACCTTTTAATGCTTCTCTTATCTTACCTACAGGCTTACCCCCATAATCTATTATAATAGTGTTTTTTTCATTTAACCCTATTTTTAATTCAAACAATATACCAGTATAGTGTTTATCATTATTTTTTTCCGTCATCTTTACCTCCATCTAAATTTACAGGTGTAAGTGTAGATAAAGAATTCATCAGTTTAACAACCTCACCATAAGGTCTTGTCATGAGATATCGCATGATATCCATTAGTTTTTCAGAATCTATATGGTATATTCTTGGTGTAGTTTTTGGTGTTTCTTTCTTTTGTTCAGCCATCTGTCCTCCTATTAAAATGGTATATCATCCTCATTAGGATAATGTGTATCTATTGCTTTTATTTTATCAGTTGCACACGTTATTGCTGATAGTTGTTTATCTATCTCTTCAGCAAACTGTGGATGTTCACCTATACCTACAGGTTTATCTAGGTATATTTGTATTGTAGCTTTTGCTATATCTACTTCTGCCTCATATTTCTTTTTTAAGGCATCTAATATATCTCTACTCATTACTCTGCTCCTTTTAGTTTATAGTATTTATTTTCAATTAAATCCTCATCATCTAGATAGGGATTACTTTTTGCTTCTTCCGACTCTCTTGCATCTCGTATTGTTTGGTTTAAAGTTCTATTTTTAACTATACAATTAGATACAAAATCTTCTACTTCCATTACTGCTTTCTTAACTTGACCCATTACTAACCTCCTTAACTAATCTATTTAAATACCACTGAGCCTTATGTAGATCTTCTAATGGCTCTCCCTTAAATTTATATCTCGCAACATATTTTAAAATATTACCTTTGAGATATCCATGAAACTCATCACCTGTCATACAATCACTAATAACATCTATTGTTTCTTTTTTACCATGTAGATAATGTTGTGGTGCATTTACATTATCATATTTAGTTTCATTCTCATATGACATATCATGACCATGATCTTTTTTGTGTGTATATGTTCGTTTATCTTTTACCATATTCCCTCCTAATAGTTTTGATATCAATTAACTCCATATTATAATTACCATCTTTAACTTCTCTTTTAATAACTAAACCACTCCACCACATATGCTGAGTATCCCTAGCAAAATGTTCTGTATGATTTAGGTAGCATCCCGCAGATAAAGCATGTAACTTTTTACCATTAGGTAATGTTGATACTGCATAATCTAATAGATGACTATGCCCTACTGTAGCAGAAACCTTATGCTTTGTCAATATACTTCTAGCAATATTTTCACCAGATATAGCAGATCCCATAATACCAGATGGTAAGTGATGAGAATAATGAACACCATCTACAACTTTTATAGCTTTATATCTAACTTCCTGCCAACCATATTTTTTAAATTGTAGATCATCTATACTTATAGATCCCTCTAACTCTGGATTATCTTCTACAAATCTATCAATCCTATCCTCATGATTACCATGAATCATAATCTTTTTAGGTTTATGATTACCTAATCCTTTATTAAATAAAGATAATGCTTCATGTGAATGTTCCATATCTTTCTGATATCTTCTACCTTCAAAAGATTTTTTACCTCTATCATAAGAGGATAAAGAATCCATACTACAAAAGTCACCCATACATATCACATGAGAAACTTTATAATCTGCTGCCACTCTACCTGCCCACAGAAATCTATCATTGTTTGCTTTAGGTGTACAATGAGGGTCACCTATAACTAAGTGCGTTGCCATTAGTTTAACTCCTTATCACGTTTCATTTTTAAATATTCAAGAAAATCAATAACATTAGATTCATCATCAAATTCTGCAACAGAACTAGCTGTTAAATCTTGTTTATTCTTTTTCTTGTCTTCAGCATAACCACGTAAACCCCACAGAAAAGTTGAATGAGGATCGGTTGTTGCCATTTTTATCATGCCTCTAGCTATTGTAGAACATAATTCATATTGCTCTGTAGACATTTTAGATTGACTATCCATCATAATGCTACAATTAAAACCTTTTTGCCAAGGTGAAACAATTACCTTAACTGAATTAATATAATTTATTTTATCTGATTTTTTCATTCCAATACCTATCATAGTTTTCTTTATTATATTCTAAAACTTTATGTTCATAATTTCTTTTCATACTTTTTCTACCAAATTCATTAGCTTCATCTTCCTTATCAAATATTGTATTAGTAAACAATTCATAATTTTTATCCTTTTTATTTTTAAATACTACAAAGTATAACATAATAAAGAGTTGGTGGCAAGTAGACCCCTCAAACTACTAACCACCTACCTCTATAGCCTCATCCTGTTTAGGA